ATTCGGCGGTGGAACATCTGAATATCTAGGACAGGGCGAAAAAGATGGATTTGGCAGCGCCGCCCGATTCTTCTATTGCGCAAAGGCAAGCAAGCGCGACCGCAATGAAGGGTCGGTCAATAATCATCCAACTGTCAAGCCTACAGACTTGATGCGCTACCTTTGTAAACTTGTGACGCCACCAAACGGCACAGTACTTGACCCATTCATGGGCAGCGGATCCACTGGTAAAGCCTGTACCTATGAAGGGTTTAACTTTATTGGAATTGACCAGTCAGCAGAGTATGTAGAAATTGCAAAAGCACGAATCGGATTTGCAAAAAAGGAGAAACACAAATGATAAAAAACATAGTGGTACTCAGCGACTTGCAATCCCCGTACCATGACGTCGCCGCAACAGAGGCTATCAAGAAGTTTATCTATTGGTATCAACCAGAGACTGTCGTCTCAGTTGGTGATGAGATTGATCTACCGCAACTAAGTCGTTGGGAAGAAGGCGGCGAAGGTGAATGGCAACGCGATTTAGGTCGCCATCGCGACATCACAGTCAAGTTACTTAAAGATTTAACTGTCGAACATATTGTTCGCAGCAATCACTCAGATCGTTTGTATAACAAGATCAAAGGTAGAGCGCCAGGATTTCTAGGCTTACCTGAATTAAAGATTGAACAGTTCTTAAAGCTCGATGAGTTGGGTATCACCTACCATCACACCAGTTATCAACTAGCCCCAGGCTGGATACTTATGCACGGCGACGAAGGCAATGTTCAGCCGACTGCTGGTGCTACCGCACTTGGCTTAGCCAAGCGCTCAGGCATGTCAGTTGTCTGCGGACATACACACCGCATGGGTCTAACTCACTACACCCAATCATGGGCGTCAGGTTCTAAGACTGTGTGGGGCATGGAAGTTGGTCATCTTATGGATCATCGTCGCCACGCTAAGTACATTAAGTCTGGCTTATTCACATGGCAACAGGGCTTTGGTATCTTGCATGTTGATGGCAAGACAGTAACACCTCAGCTTGTACCTATTGTGAACCGATCTTTCACTGTGAATGGAAAAGTATTCAAGTGGTAGAACAGAAACTATCGGCTGGCGATGTGGCATGGGCAACCAACGAAGCGGTAAGTAGGTACAACTACAACCGCGCACGTGGTAATGACCCAACCAAGTCTGCTGCTAAGACATGGGTTGAAGCTATCGCCCGTGAGATTAGTGGTGTGCTTGGTGAGATTGCCGTTGCTCGGTGGCTCGATAAGTTTCCACACACTCTCTTTGAAGATCGCAAGACTGGCGACATAGCAGGCCATGAGATACGAACTACCACCTACGCTACTGGTCGCCTGATACTTACCAAAGAGGACGATCCAACTCGTAAATATTTTTTGGTAACTTTGCCCGATCATTACACTGCCAACATAGTTGGCTGGATCTATGGCTATGAAGGCCAGCACGATAAGTTCTGGAATACAGAGTTTTCAATTCCTTGTTACACGGTAGATCAACAGTACCTACATGATGTGAAGGAACTATGAAAGATTGGTTAAATGAGGCAACCGACATCGCCGCACAGGTGGCACGACAAGTCCACAAAAAGTACAGTACATACTTTGCAGTTGATGATGTCCGTCAAGAGTGCCTGCTCTGGGTCGTTGGCCATGAAGAAAAGGTTAAGGGTTGGCTTGAGCCTGAGCAGAATCGTGAGGATTATCAAGGTGGTGTGCGTCAGCTGGCTAAGACTCTTTCGCGCCATGCTGAGCGCTATTGCCGCAAACTTAAATCGCAAAGGGTAGGTTACGAGATACGCGATGAGGTTTATTACTCACCTGCCCTGCTCTCTGAGTTACTGCCTCATGTCTGGTCTGATGTAGCACCTACGCAGGACGCCACTAAGCCACGTGTATCAGGTGGAGCTGGTGCTGCTGCTGAGGGTGGCAACTATGTTGCCGCCATCTTTGATGTTCGTGCTGCACTGGAGAAGTTGCAACCCGATGATCGTATCGTGTTGCAGTATAAATTCTTTGAGAATTTTAATTATAGTCAGTTGGCTATCGCGTTGGAAATCTCTGACTCGACTGCTCATCGTAAAGTATCTGGCGCTTTGCGCCGCCTATGCAACGAGCTTGGCGGGGAGAATCCTTTCGTCAGCAAGAAACGGAAACCAAATGCCGACCTATGAGTACCGCTGTCCTAAGTGCGGAATCACCTACGGGGTGGAGCGATCTATCCATGCAGAGGCAGATGCACCTATGTGCCAGACTAACTGCAACACTCTGATGGATCGCGTCTGGACTTCGCCACCAGTAAAGTTTAATAGCACTGGCTTTTACTCAACCGATAACGCTAAGTTTTTGTAAAGCAAAACCCCGCGAGCGACAGGACGGAAGCTCAAGCGGGGCTTGCTTTTCTTGCTAGGAAACGATAAATACTAGCAAGAATCTTATAGCGTTATGTTATCAGGGTGTACTAACTTAGCCAAACGGGCGTAGCTCGATGAATCATAAGAGTGGATACGCTTGCTGTAATCCTTGCGTAGTTGGTTCTCAGTTCCATAAGGCCCGACTACTTGGTAGAGGTTCAGCGTTGGGTGCGTCACTACTGCCACATACTGCTCGCGTTGCTGGATTAGGTCTTCCACTAAGTCCCAGATTTTTTTCGCCATGTCTTCGGCGTCGGTTGCGTCCTGCTCTAGCAGGGCGGCAACCTTCTTAATCTCCGATGGCTTAGTCATTTCAACTCCCTTTTAATGACTCGAATGGTTGGACAGGGGTAATCAAAACCATCGCATAAAATACAATTAGTTCCCCATTCACCATTAGGTAAAGTAATTTCCTGCGCCTTATGCAATCTTACTACTGCACGAAGGGCTAGTTCGTGTGCGCCTGAGCAACAACTAAAACTATCTATCCTTGCTAGTAATTCATCGTGTGTCATCGTTCCAACTTAGCCTTCTCGAAATCAAGGACTTCCAACATTCTGCGCTCAAAGTCGTGGCAGCAATCATTATCTCCGCGCTTCATGTATGAAATCTCTGCTTCAATCCTGTCCAGTAACTCTTTCATCTTTATCTCCAGTGTCTTTTCCATTAGTAGTATCCTCTCGTTATGTTGTGGTGTAGTGCTAGGCAAGCGTTATTATTCCAGTGACTCTTGACATAGCGCAAGCCCCACACTACCTGCGTAGCTGGGTTTGTCTTGTAATCGTTGCCACTAATTGCCATCTTGGTAGCAGGATAAGCCTGAGCAATACCCAAAGCTCCGCCGTGCTTGTTGCGTGACTTGTAATTCCAGTGACTTTCCCTTGTCCAGAGTTGCTTTAAGCATAGCCACTGGCGCTCACTGCCGCCTTGTACCCGATACATACGCTTGGCGTAGGTCTGTACTGACCAGCCTTCGGGGACAAAGTAGCCCACCTTCATAAAGGTAGGCTTAAACGGCACCTCATGGCTTGCTAGAGGTATCGTGTGCATGCCTATAAGCCCAGCACAGAGGAGTAATACTGTTGAAATAAGCGTCTGCGCGGGAAGTCCTGCTTTTGATCGGGGATTGGTGGACATGTTAAGCCTTTCGCTTCTTGCGCCCATTGGCGCATGCGTCGTTGGTAGTCATAAACTGCTTTGCGTGTCTGTCCTATCGCTTCCAGCCTTTCATAAGGAAATGTTCCGCCTGAGATACCCCAGCCTAGCCTGTCCCTATCAGCCATTGTCAAGTCTAAGCACTCCTTTTGCACGGGACATCTAGCGCAAAGTGATAGCGCCAAAGCTGCCTTCTCGGTTATTTTGACTCGCTCATCAAGGTCGCGTGTTGGTTCAGGGAAGAAGATTTCAGGGTCGTAGCCGTCACACGCTGGTTTAGAGTCAAGGGGTAGCGCCCCGCTCACTTGAAGTCCTGCTCGGTCATCGTCACCATGAGCGCACCTGCCACCCCTGCGATAATTGCTAAGAGAATTATCATAGGTCGCTCTCTTTCATCAGCATACCGATAGCAAGAATTAGCTCGGTTGCGTCGCGTCCTAGATCATTGGCGATCTTTTGGCGCTGGCGTAGGATAGTTACCGCCTCACTTAGTTGGTCTTTAGCACCTTCTGAGTAGCCCTTATCGTAGGCTCGCTGTACCGCTTCGCCTATGTTCTTGGTGAGTTGTTCTAGTTCGTTCATTACTTGCTCCTGTTCTTTAATAGATCGTCTAGTTGTCGTGTCATAAAGCGCAAGGTAGCCAGCTGGTTTTCCCTGCTCGCCTCTTGTGCTTGTTCCGTGTCGTTTAGTGGTTCGTTCTTGGTCTGCTCGGTCATACTTCCACCCATTCCCCTTCTTTTTCTATTGTTACATCTAACACCTTAAAGTTATTTACGTTCAAGCCATTTTCTGCCAGCCATTCCTCTGCTAAGCGTTCTGCCTGCTCATCGTCATTAGCAGAAATAGTCGTGGTAATTAGAAAATAATCTGTCATAAATTGCACGTTGTAAAAGTTCATGTCATTATCCTTTCAGGATTTCGGTTAAG